CTCTCGTGGTCTTCCTCAAGTCATTCGAGTACGCTCCGATTGTCTGCCCCTCAACCAGCACCACGCACTGCTTGTTCTTGCCAAAGATTGCGTTTGTCTGAACCCCAAACGACCCCTGAATCAAAGGCGTTCCCCAAGGGGCAGTGATCGTAAACGACGTGATGTAGTCACCAACATCATCCGACAAAGTCGTGTACGTGAAGTTTTCGTACTGACGTTCATTTAAGCCAATCAGCGAACCGTCATCCATCTGGATGAAGAACGGATTCACAAACGAAACATTGCTCTCGCCAACCTTTCCCTGCTGGAACAACGGCTGCTCAAAATCCTGAAGATAGATCCTCTGATGCAGCGTGTTGAGCGTGAACGTCATGTCCACGGTGTTCTCTGCGCTCTCAAACCACAATGGCTCGCCATTCTCCTGAAGCAGCTCGTTTCCTGATTCAGTCAACAGGACAGACGGCGTAACTGTAACACTTGTGATCGGAGTTCCCGGCCAAGCCTTCTGGTACTTCTGAATGTCTGGCCACTCTTCTCGGTCCCAGATGGTCCCAAGCCTTCTGTTCGAGAAGTCGCGAATCGTCGCAAAAGACTTATCGTTCAGCGTGTTCCTGTCCAAGCCAATAAGCTGGCAAACCTCTGCAAGGATTGTGCTGAACGCAACTGTCTTCATTAGTACACCGTGCGACTACGAGGATTGCTTGAAGGCACCCAACCTACACTGATTTCTTTGGTGCCGCCACTATTAACTTTGCACTGAGGATTATCCCTCAAAAATTCAGCCATGAACTTCTTATCATTCCAGCATTCGTAGCCAAGTTTCTTCCCCCAAAAATGATAAGCAGCAGTTGGAATGCTCGCGATCTTTTGGCCAAGACCTTCAACCGACTTATGCCTCAATTGAGCATATTTTGCAGCCTGTTTCGACTTAACCTCGGCATCAACACGCTCCCTTTGCCAGCCAAGTCGAAGCTCACGCTCAAGTTGATATGCTAGATTGCCGTCAATTTGGAACATAAGAAAAGGGTGCCGGTACTCTCCCGGCTGTCACACCACTCAGAAGCGGTCGGAATTTTCCAACCCAAGCGTCTCTGGAGATTTCCAGTGAAGGCAGGTGTCGCTTGAATCAATCCTACGAGCTGAAGTCGAACTTGCCGAGGCCGAGCGGATTGCCGACAACGAGACCAGCAACGGCTTCGACAACACGAGAAGGACCGCCACCGAAGTCAGGCAACGTCTGCACTTCAGCAACATTCCCGCCGTAACGGACTTCAATCAAGTCCATGTTCAACACCAGACCTTTGTAGGGAGTGGAAGTCCACACCCCGCCAGAGATAGTGCCGATCCAGACAGAGGGATGCAACTTGACTGTGCCAAAGTCGCCCTGGAACACGTCCATCGACTGGATGTAGGTGTCAGCAGCAGCATCGCGTTGGAACGTCTGCACCTTGGTGGCACCAGCACCTGTCACGCCAGCAGTTGTGGTCGTGGTCAACGCAGTCGTGCCAAGCAGGCTCGTAAAAGCACGCTTCAGATCGGTCCCGACAATCGCGTCGAACGACTTGTACTGACCAGTCTGATCGTAGATGCTCTTGAGCAGTCCCTGCACAGACGTGTCAGTCAGCGAACTGGAAGCGCCAGTCAGAATGCTGTTCGTAGGCGTGCGATATGTGGAAGGGATGTCGCCAGGAGTAGCTGTTCCTGTGCCGGCATTGCTGATCCAAGTCTGGATGCCAGCGGTCAGGTAGGGCACGGAACCGTTGTCCTGTTGAGCCGTCTGATTCGAGCACATCGCCACCTCAAGGGAGCGTTTGCACTGAAGGATCGACTTGCTCAGGTTGTAGGCCAGCTCGTCACGCACACCGGCAACTTGCGCGATGTCCTGTGAGAGCTTTGACACACGAACAGCGTCCATTCGGAACACCTGCGCGTAGTTGGCAAGCTCAGCACGAACCTGATCGTGGTTCACATAGGTGTTCACGTCAGTGCCGTCAACGGTCCCGCCGATCTTGGGGGCCGGATTGCTATCAGCCTGCCAGCGGAAATACATATTCCCGGGCTTGCTGCCTTTACGCGCCATCGACGTGAAGGGAGTGTCCTTCGCGTCAACAAGCGCAATCATGTCCATGAGGTCTTCGCGTTTACCGCGACCAGATAACGTGGGTTCAGTCAGGAGAGGCATAAAAATGCAGTTTGGTTGGGTTTGGGTGGTGGCTTACACAAAGCCTTGTGCTTTCAACAGGTTGCTCAACCCATCTCGGTTAGAAGGATCAGATAAGAATGTCTTCCTAGCCTTTGAGGATTCATCCTTCGGCTGAGCCGGAGGAGCCTTAACGCTAGGTTGAGCAGGAGCACGCTTGATAGGTGCAGGAGCAGGTGTGGATTTCTTGGCTTTCAGATCGTTATACGCCTTCATGCCAAGGACAACCAAACCAGCCACATGCTTCCAATCAGCACGCTTCTTTTTAAGCTCAGGGAACTCACGCAACACAACTTGCGCTGCTTGATATTCCTCAGTCTCAGGCTTGTTCCACCAAGGAAAATCTGTGACAGCTTCACGTTCAGCCACTGCTTGATTTTGCAGGTACTGAAAACGAGTAGGCAGTTCAATCTCCTTGCGGCGCAATACTTGAGCTTTAAGAAACCGAACCTGCTCTTGGCTAAGCTCTAGTTCCTTCCCATCAGGAAGAGGCAATACCCCTCCATCTGGATTTTGTTCACACCACAAAAGCTGGTCGATGGTGGCTTCAAACTCCTTCTTGACCTGGTCAATCGAGTTCAAAGACTCCGCCCACTCAGACACTTGTGGAGTAGAAACAGGAACCGCCGACTTAGTCTGCTCCAACTCACGCTGAAGCTCTGCAAGTTTGGCTCTCTGAGCCTCCAGCTCTGCTTGAGCAGCCTTCTTCGCAGCAACCAACTTGTTGATGCGCTTCTGGACACCCTTGCTTAACTGGGGTTCTTCCTCTTCTTCCTCTACAGGTTGATCGACTTCAACTTCAGCTTCAGGTTCAGCTTCTGCTTCTACAGGAGCTTCCTCTACAGCTTCAGGCTCAGTCTGCTGCTCCTCTTTGGCTGGAGCCGCCCCTTCCTCGTTAAGGAAATTGTTCTTCAGAAATTCAGCAATGCTGTATTCATCGAACGATTTACCGAGGTTACTTTGCACGGGTACTTGTGCTGCCTCCTGACTCCCGGAATCAGGCTGTGTATTTTGCGCTTCGCTCATGCTATAAGGTAGCAAGTCCGTAATTACACATACCAGTTCCGCTGGTAAGCCCGGTTAATGGCGTTATGCCAAATCTTCATCTACAGTCAAGCCATTTAACTTCATGGCTTCCTTTCTCAAATCTACTAATGCAGACAAGATGTAATTAACACCATCCGCTTGTCCGCAAAAATGCACCCTATCTTCGCCCTTCGTGGCACTGTTTATTGCCTGCAAGACCAGAGTATTTTGAGTGTCTTGGAGGAATCGGATTACCTCATCGAACAGCAGGTTCGTTCCAGAGAACCCAAACGCCTTCTTCTGGTTTTCAGTAATCATTGGCCTTGTTGAGACACCGGAGTCACTCCAATCCGTCCGATCTGAGCGTTCTGCTGCTGCATCATGCTCATCTGTAGGTTCTTCACGTAGTTCTGGAACAACTGCTGGAAGTTAGGATCCTGCTGCAACGCAGCTTGAGCCTTGGGATTGGACTGGAGGATCTGTTGCGCGTACTGAAGTTTGGTGCCTGCCGTAGGATCGTTTTCCTGATACAACGCTTCATTCCCCAGCAACATATTGCCAATGTCACTCTGTACATCCTTGTACATCTTCTGGCTGGCCTGCTGCTGATTCATGATCAGCTCACTAGCCATTTCAGGAGCAATCGCTTGAATCATCATCTCCGTAAGGCGGTTCCGATTAAGCACCCCACCGGCATCCATCTGGGCAATCTTGGTCAAGAAGTCGATCTTCTGAGCGATGTACTCCTTGTCCATGTCCATGACGTCAAAACGTACGGACAGATCAAATTCACTGTGAATCTCAGAAAGGTTCTGCGGCAAAACTCCACCCGTGATTCGCTGGATCTCAGCAGGAGCCATGTACTGGCAGCACAATGAGAACATCTGCCGGAACACACTGCGCCACGTCAGAAGCCAGCTATTGATGAGCTTCTGCTGGAATAGCATGGTCTTCTGAGGCATCACGTTGGGATTAGATGTCCCAAAGTAGGCCGCATGATTGGCCTCAACACGCTGGATCAGGTTGAACGCCACACTAGGTTCACGGGCCGGAGGCTCCATGAAGCTGTAGTCGTTCTGCGAAACAACCGGCAAGCTGATGCCAGGACCCACTCGATTGATCGCGCCAACTCGCTTAACCACCTTGATCGGAGGGAGCGTAGAGAACGCAGTGTGATCTCGAATGCTGTCATGCTGCGCCTTGATCTCGTCCTGATCCGTAGAAGAAAGCTCAGGAATCCCGCGGGTATCGACAACAGCACGCCTAAGCTGTTCCCTGCGGAACTCGATGAACGGGTATTCGCCATGAGCATAGTCCAGACGCTCGTGGATAGCCCAAGAAACCTTGTCTCCCCTGAGGTTGTTGGCTGCCTGAGGACAAACCACAGTGTAGTAGATCGCAGGAGCGTTGCCATCCAACTGCTTGGTGTAGCAGTAGACGACCTCAACCATGTTGTTGTAGTTGACCCCGTTGTAGACCATCATCGTGGTCGTCGGGAGCAAGTTCATCTGGTAGTACGTGCTGCTTCTACCAAGCGTCTGAAGCGCCGACTCAACCCAATCAGCGTTCCAGTTCTCTGTCGTGATCTTCTCGCGAAGCTCAACTTCACTCATCCACGTCCTGCGGAAGATGACGCGGCTTCTCTGTAGATCTGCGGTTTCTGGTGGGAAAATGATCTCGTCCCAAGGCTTCAACGCCACAATCTCAGGCAGGTTCTTGCTGACATACTCTTCGTCACGAGTCGTCATGCCTGTCTCAGCCAACTCACGAACCATTCGGCTGGCTTCTTCTGTCGATAGATCGGGAATCGCAGCCTGAACGATAGCAGCAGCCTCTTCTGGACTGCTCATAATCAACTGCGGCAACTCAGCCAGAACCTGGCTACCAGACGCCTGAGCAAGCTGCACAACCTGCTCCATCGAGATTGGCTGCGTTCTCTTCGAGATGCTCTGCTGCCAGCCAACAAAAAAGGCACTCCAGCCATACTGAAGCGCATATTGCGCCCCAAGCTCAGCCTCCTTCATCAACTGCTGCGGCATCTTGCTGTCACGAATCCACCGAAGCAGCGTGGTGGCAATCTGGCTGATCGTAAGATCCGACAACTCTGTGCCGTTGGCGCGAATATCTGCCTTCTGAAAGGCAGTCACAAGCAATGCCGACAACTCATTGCACGTTGAGTCGATAAGCCTGTTGCGGACGTCACTGGCTCCTTCAAAAGGCCATGCAGGATCGCCTTCTGCACGCAATTCTGAGTGTTTCTTGCCGTCCTCAGACTGTCCAGACCACCTAGCAAAGCGAATGTCGTCAAATTTGGTGACAAGATTCCCTTGCGTGGAATTTATCATCGAACGGTTGTACTCCGCCAGCAATTCAGCCACTTGAGGAGTGTCAGAGGCGATTGCAAGCAAGTCAGTTTTCGATTCGATCATGGCGATTACCGTATAAACAGCTAGTAACTACCACATTTCTGTGCTTGCTTCCACTGTTTTGCGTACTTTGAAGAAGATATGTGCTTCGGCTGCATTACAACCATATACCCCAAGGCGTCAATAGGATCTTTGCAAGCACCTTTCTGTCCATCTAACCCAGTCCACTCCCTTAACGAGTAGATAAGGTTCCTGCAATCCTCGTGAACCATCAGTTTGGGATGGTTTTTGCCTCGTTCGAGCGGAATTTCACGGTTGTAGCAGAGCAAATCATTGATAATCAGCACACGCTCATCCACTGTCACAGAGGCAGACGGCTGGAAATACAGAGGATCTGAAGCCTGAAGCAGCAGATCCAACAGGGTAATCCCACCATCCTTGGTGATTGTCTCGGTGCCTGCACTCCTTGGGTCAATGTAGCGTTCCGCGATCTCTTCACGCTTATCTCCCTGCGTCTCAAGAGACCAGATCAGCTCCGTGTACTCGTCTACACCACGTCCAGCACCCTGCCGCTGAGCAGGACCAGCCCTGCCATCAGGCTTGTCACCGGGAATAGCCCATTCACCATACGAGATGTCTGGCCATTCTCGATACACCCAGATGACGCCATCATCATCCACACGCGCCCACAACATGAACCAGTTCCGTGCTCCAGCCGGATCACAGACCATGTAGTTGGTTCCTTCAGGAACAAGCTGGTCAATCGGCTCAGAGAACACGTTGTTCTCGCCAAACAACGGAAACTGACTGCCAGCCGTCTGTTCCGCCCAGCCATAAGCACGAATCTTGATGTCATGCGTGCTTCGGTTCTTCAACGTCTGAACCATCCGCTCCCAGTTGTTGTACGGATTTAACTTGGAATGGAACCACACAACACCATGCTTTCCGTACTGATCTTCAGCCGTGTACGGCATGTGCCCAGGAGGCACTCCAGCAACGTTGGCATTGGGCAGAAGCTCCGACTTCCGGTACGACTTGACCTTCGAAGTCGTGATGTACTCCTTCACAACCTGCGTGTAGCCCTGCACTGGAGTGAATGTCA